ATGTTAGAAGATCTCCTATTTCAGCCGCGGGGGAGTGTGGTGGAATGGGTGGAACGGGAATTGAGGCTACCGCGGGAAACCTCCCCAAACGCGCCGGGCCCCGTGTCCCTGGACCGTCAGCCTTACATGAGGGAACCGCTGGAATGTCTGCGTAATACCCGGATTGAACACTTGTATCTGGTTTGGGCAGCCCAAACCGGAAAAACAACGCTGGACCTCCTGGCCCTGGCCTATCTATTGGAACACGATCCCATGCCCTTGCTATGGGCCCTCCCATCCGATAATCTGGCCGCGCCCTTTTCCCGCAACCGCCTTCAGCCGTTTCTGAAAGCGAATCCCTGCCTTGCCCGGCATATCCTCCGGAATCCCGCATCTTTTGCCCCGCTGGAAATGACGCTGGACAATATGCCGATCTACATGACCGGCGTGACCAGCCCTGCCCGTCTGTCATCCCGGCCCATTGCCTATGTGATCCAGGACGAGGAAGCGAAATTTGAACATATCAACAAAAAGGAAGCGCATCCGTCCGCCCTGATCGAAGAACGTACAAAAGCCTTTCCCCGGCGGCTGATCATCCATAGCAGTACACCGAATGTTGAAGATGAACCCTACTGGCAGGGCTACAGCCTGACGGATTGCCGGGAATACTTCATGCCCTGCCCCCATTGCGGAATGTGGATCCGGTTTGAATTCAGCCGGGCAACGCTGGTTTGGGACGGGGACAGCCTGGAAGAAATTGAAGCCAGCGCCCGCTATGTCTGCCCGGATTGTTCACGGCCCATTTACGACGCCCAAAAAATAGACATGATGCAGGCGGGCGAATGGAGGGCCACCAATGAAGCCGCGCATCCGTCCCGGCGCGGGTATCATTTGAATTCGCTTTATTCCCCTTTCGTGTCCTTTGGTCAGTTTGCCCGTAAATTTGTAGAAAGTTCCCGCGCCCTTCTGGCGCAAATGGAATTACAGAACTTCCGGAATTCCTGGGAAGCCCTGCCTTACTCAAAATATCAGGTTAAAGTGAAAGATCAGGCTGTGGAAGCCCTGAAAACTTCCGCGTACCGTCGGGGAGAAATGCCCCCCGTGGAACCGCTGTACCTGGTGGCCGGCTATGATCCGGGGGAACTGCAAACGCATTGGGTTGTTTGCGCCGTGTCAGCCGGCGGGGAATTATGGGTTATCGATTGGGGAACCATCCTAAGTTTCCGGACGGAGGGAGGCCGGAAAGGCGTTGCCGCCCATTTCCCCGGATTGCTGTATCAGGCAGGGGATCATATCTTTCAGCCGGCGCTGGGATTAGTAGATTCCGGCTGGAGCGCGGAAGCGACCTATACGGAATGCGCCCTGATGCCCGGCCAGCTTTATCCAACAAAAGGATCCGCCGCGGGGTTTGGCGTCTGGAATCGCACGGATTTGAAAACGCATCCGGGCCTTGAACTGTACACCTATCAGGACCGGGCCGCAAAAATCGAACTATACGCCGAACGCATTGCACACGGACGCGGCCCTGGGCTGCACCTTCCGGGGAACGCGGATCCGGATCTGATCAGGGGATTGAGCGGGCAAGTACTAGAAGAGAAACCCGGCAGCCCCAGCCAATGGAAGAAAATTGCCGGAGACCACTATGGCGACTGCGTGAAGCTCTGCATGTTTTCCTGGTGGGTCCTGAAATCATCCGTCCCGGATCCCGAACCGGAAGAAGAGAGAGAAAGAGACGGCGGGGAATAAGGTATGAGCGGATTTTCTCAAGAAAGTTTAGATGCCCTGGCGGAGACTTACAGCCTCCAGGAACTCAAGGCCAAAAGAAAGGAAGTAGCGGACAAGCTACTTGAACTTGACATGATCACATCCGCCAGCGGGGGCGGCGGCAGCAGTTACAGCCGGCAACAACGCATGGACGCGGAAAGCCTACTGGCCGCCCTGAACATGGCGATCAAGGCGAAGATGGGGCAATCTCCGAATCCGGGACAAAGCGTTACTATTGTAGGATTTAGGAATACAGATTATTGACATGAAACGACGCAAGAGAAAATACAAGTTACGCATGAACCGGGCAGATCTGGGCTCCATGCCGGAGGCCCTGAACCAGCCCCGCGCCCTGTCCCCTCAAATGTTCGGAGGCATCCAGGGCGCCCTGCCCTGGGCTAACGGCATGTTGTACTGGCCTACGCTGGATGACGCCTCCGAAATGGATGATTATGACCGTGCCGCCGTCATGAGGGCCGCCCGGTATCTGTACAAGAATTCCGGCGTCATCCGGAAGGCCGTCCGTGACATTTGGCTATTGCAGGGCTGCCTGATGCCTATTCCTACGACGCAAGACCGGGACTGGAACCGGAAAGCCCGCGCGGCCTTTCTGGCGCGGGTGGCCAGCCCCGCCGCTTTTGACGTTACGGGAAAATTATCCTGGAAAACCATGCAGGCATGGGCCGAAAGGAAAACCAGCATTGACGGCGATTGCCTGTGCGTTCTGGCCCGCGGCCTGGACGGCGGGGGAATGGTGGCCTGGTACAGCGCGCCGAAGATAATCACGCCGCCGGGCCTGGGTAAAGAAGACGGCTGGAACCAGGGGGTGAAAACAAACGCACAGGGGCGCCCGGTTGCTTATGGACTGGAAACGGCGCCGGGCCGCTGCATCGTCATCCCCGCCGGCTGTGCCATCCTGTATCAGCGGGATCCGGATCCGGCAGTCCCACGCGGGGAATCAGATCTAATCCACGCCATCCGGCACGGGGTGGATATTGCGGAAATACACGGCTTTACGAAAGCCAGCGTGAAACTGTCCGCCGCCGTGGGATTTGTCGAAACGAAAACGGAGGCAGACAAGGCCCCCGGAATGGCCGCCGCCATTGGGGGCAAAAAGAAACCGGGCTGTGACGAAAAGCCGGAAAATCCGGCGCAATCCTTTGAAGTCGTCACCGGCGGGGGGGCCCGTGTAGTCAGCCTTGCCCCAGGGCGTGATCTGAAAGCCATTTATGACCAGCGGCCATCTCCCAATGTGGCCGCCTTCATCCGTGACTTGCTCGCGGAAATCGCCTACGGCGTGGGACTGGACGCGGAAGTCCTCTATGACATCAACACGTTAGGAAGCGCGGCGGCCCGGCTGATCCTGTCAAAATTGCGGCGCTGGATCGACGAACGGAAAGACGCGCGGGAAGTGTACATGAACCGGATTTACCGGCATGTCCTGGCCCTGGAAATGGAGGCGGGGCGCCTCCCCCGCTGTAAAGATCCCGCCTGGGAAAACGTGGCCTGGGTGGGTCAGCGTGATTTGACGATTGATTTAGGCCGTGAAGGGGGCCTGGCAATCAATCTGATCCGGGAAGGACTAGCTGACGCAGACCGCTGGACGCTCGCCACGGAGGGCATGACTGCGGAAAGCATTTTGGACCGCCGGGCGGATTTGTTGCGCCGGGCTCATGAAATTGCCGAATCCTCCGGCATCCCCATCACGGAACTTTTGCCTGGCGCCATCGGCTCCACACATGCGGCCCATGACGTGCACCCGGGGCCGCCTCCGGAAGACGATGAACCGGAAAATGCCGGCAACGGGGAAAAGAGCAAAAGAGACGGCGGGGAAAATATATAGGGAAACCTGTATTATATCATGAATAGAAAAAAAACATACCAGTTGCCCATGCTGACCATGCAAGCCGGAACCTCCGGCGCCGTGGCGGTCGTGGACGTTACCGGGGTTATTGGGTGGGATGACGCCCAATGCCTTGAATTTGCCGATAAGCTGAAAGCCGCCGCCAATCAGGGCGCGTCCAGCATCACCTTGCGCGTGAACTCGCCCGGCGGGGACGTTTTTTCCGCGTTGAGCATGTATGATGCCATCCGTTCATGCAAGATCCCTGTCCGGGCGGAAGTTCATGGCCTGGCCGCCAGCGCGGCAAGCCTGCTGTGCATGGCCGCCGATACGGTAGCCATGAGCGAAAGCGCTAAATTCATGGTGCATCAGCCTTATGCGGGCGTTTGGGGGAACCCGGATGAAATCATGAATTATGCGGCCATGCTGATCAAAGAACGGGAACGCATGTTTGCCATCTATGGCGGAAAATGCGGAAAGTCCTGGGAACAGGTCAGCAATGACCATAAGGCAAGCGTCTATTACAGCGCCGCGGAAGCCATTGCTTACGGCTTTGTGGATGAAGTCATCCATGACGACGAAAGCGCCGGAAACGGTGAGGACGACGACGAAGAAAACGCCGGAGACGAAGACGACGAATCCACAGCCACCGCGGAAACCGGCAACAATGACGAAGAAGACGACGAAAGCCCTACAGGGGAAGAAGGGGACGACGAAGACGAAGAAACCGCCCCGGCGTCAGGCATGACCGGAAGCCGCCTGAACCTGAAAAACGCCGCGGGGGGCATCTGCATGCGTATTTTTGGCCTTACGGGATCCGGGAAGAAAAAGGATCCCTTGAAAGCGCTGAAAATGCAGAACAGCCGCCTGGCTGCCATGAACAAGGGACTGAAGGCCCAAGTGGCGAAGCTGAAAGCCGCCCAGGATCAACAGGCGGCAATCACGGAACAACTGGTGGAAAAACAGGTAACGGCCAGATTGGCGGCCCTGAATATTCCCGCTTCCGATCTTCCGTCAGCCACGGAAACCGAAATGACCGCCCCGGCGCAAACGGTAGCCCTGCCCGCCAGCCGGGAAGAATTCATGTCTCTGACCGTGGATGACCGCCTTGCCGTCACGTCCGCCTATCCGGAGGCCGTGAAAAAATGGCTTTGAACGCGATTGAGATTCCTACGTCCCGGCCCGTCAGACCGGAGAATCAACCAAGAAAGAAATCATACGATGCCAACTCTTTACGGGACAACGCCGGAATTCGGGATCAAAAACAGCGAATCCGGGATCCTTGTCGAAAGCATGAATTTTGACGGGTCCATGGAGAAATACGAACAGAAGGATCATATGGGAAAAGTCATTGGTGTTTACATCATTGACGAAAAATTAAGCTTCAGCATGTCCGGAGCCCTCCCCCTGGGAGGGGATTATACGCTGACCATGGGAAGCACCCTCCTTTTGAATAATACCATTCCGCCCATTTGGAACAACACGCCCAAAGCCACAACGGTATTCATTGAGACTGTCAAGCGCAGCATGACCAACACGGGCCCCGTGAAACTGGACGTGAGTGGAACCGTTTATGCGTTCGGAAGCGCTTCTTCCGAAGAATAACAACATATTAACATTCAACTATTAGAAAACAAAAAACATATGACTATCGCCAATAAAGGAAACAAGCCGTTTAATATGAAGGATCTGTTCCCGGTCACCAATTTGACCGACCAGAAGCCCAGCATGCACATGACGGAAAACACGAACAGCATTGCCGGCCTGGGCTGGAAAACTGTTGCAAGCAAAAGCCTTGCCGCGGTAAGCGAGGTTTTTGCCCCGCTGGACCGTTATACAACGGACTACACGGACGAAATTGTGACTTTTGGGCCAGGACGGGCCGTCACGCTAACCATTGAAATTGCCAGGGAAGTAGGGGAAGCCCTCAAGAACCCGGAAGATTGGAACGTTTCAGCCGTCAAAACGGATGCCGTCAGCATTGAGTGCAACCGCTACAGCCGCCCGTTCCTGGTCACGTCCTATGACATGGCCGCCGGAAGCCGCCTGGAAGGGAAGCTGAACAAGGCTATTGAAACCGTAGCCAAGGCCGTCCTGAAGGACTTGCACACGCAGATCAAGACCGCCGCGCCGGAAGTAATTTCCGGCGTGACGCTGGAAAGCTTCACGCCGGAATACGTGGCAACCGTGCTTTCCGGACTGATCATCCCGGAAGTGTCCGCCCTGACGGTGAATCCCACCTACCACGCCAAGCTGACGCCTTATAACGCGGACAGCCTGAAATTGGAAACCGGCGTGTACGGGATTGGCGGCATTTACAAGGCTACCGGCCTGGAAGCCCTGTCTGACGATAAAAAAACCATTGGATATATGGGATATGAAAATGCCATCGGCATCATCAGCCGCCAGCCCTTGATTCCCACCGAAAACGGCGCCATTTTCGTTTCCGAACTGGGCAGCGTCGGAGGCATCAAGCTTTACCTGAAACAATGGGTTGTACCTGGGATGGAAGGGGTTATGCACTCCGTAGAAGCCGCCGTGGGAACCGTTGTGGCCCTGCCGGAAAATCTGCGGTTGTTGAGTACCGCCGCCGCGGCATAACCTGTCCGGTATTTGTTGAACTATGGGCCGCCGTCGGAACCGTGCAAACGTCCGGGCGGCGGCCCTTTTTCCGAAATTATCATCAATGAGTGTACGTGAGTTATTAACCGCCGGAGGGAATGACATGATCCGGGAATTGGGGGAACGTGTGCGGCTGTTGCGCAAAGGGGCCGTGTATGCGGATTGTTACGCCGTTGTTTCCCCCGCCGCCGTGGGGTACACCGTGGAAATTGGAGGCGCGGAAAAACAGGTTACGGCACATTGCATGTTGAGAGCCCATGACCTTCCCAAGCTTCCGCGGGCCGGGGACTGCCTCACCGTTTCCGCCCCGCTGGGGGATCAGCCGGTCATATATTATATTACCACGGTAACGAGCGGCAACACGGATCCTATGATCCACATGGATCTTGCATCATGAAAGTCCGTTCGGAATTCAACATGGCCGGCTTCACCCGGCTTTGCCGGGAACTGGAAGCCGGCGCCCAAGAAGCGGCCCATGAAGCCGCCCTGGACTATGGCCGGATTTTCACCAAAGCGGCTATTGACTGGACGCCGCCTTCAGGCGGGGGAAGAAACGGCGCCCGCGTCCAGGGAGCGGAAGCGAAAAACCGCCAGGAAACGCGGATCCGCTGGGATATTATGGGCTCTGAATTTGCCAAGCCCCGCTATTACCGTTCCCGCGGCCAACTGATGACTTATGACGACGGAGCGCACCATCTTTCCCCGTTCATGCTCGCGCGCCCTAAAGATCCCGTGCTGATTGTGGATCCGCGCACACACTTGAAACGATTTGGGATGAAACGCGGGCGGAAGGGAATGAAGCTGGACTGGCACGGCCCGCGGGCCTGGACGACAAAACAGGCCCTGAACGCGGAATATAAGCGGCGCCTGGCCCGCGTGGGGCGCATGGCCGCCGGATGGATGGCCGGAGCGGTATTGAGCGGACGGAAAACCGGCATCCCCGCCTGGGTGAAACGCCACGGAACCGGCGGCGGGCGGGCCCGGCTGGTGAACCGCCGTGGAAAGTGGGAAATAATCATTACCAATTCCACGGCCTACCACCCAAATATGAACTTTATTATCAATCAATTACTTGATGAAGTAGTGAAAGCCAAAATACGGAAGCGGGATGAAAAAGTGAAATCATGGCTGCTGAAAAAGGCGCAGCGCACCATGAGGGGATAACCGGAAACATATCATGAAATCATGATACCTATTTTCAAAGCAGGCGATCCTTTAAGCGCAGGAAAATTCAATGCTCTTGGTGACAGCATCCGCCACCTGTCAGAAAACGTCAGCACCGCAGGGGAAATGATGGTTCCGCAGCATTTTGACGCCCTGCCCCTGCCGGAAATGGATTTTGCGGTCCTGTACCGGAAGGACGACGCGGGGGCCTGGGGCTGGTGTTGCCACCAGGGGCGCGTAATTGTTAAAGGAAAAGAATATGTTGTAGGGGAAAAAGAATGGACCCTGATTGCGGGCGATACCTATACCGGGGAAATCAAGCTTGTTGTCACGCTGGATGATGCCGGGGAATTTTCTTCCGGCGTGGTCCAGGAAGGAACCGCCACGGAAGGAAGTGGAACCTCCCTGGAATTTTCGTTGGCTACCATTGGGGAAGAACTTATTTGGAGACATGCCGGGGGACCTGTTTATATTATCCGCCCGGACGAAATTGTCATTAAAGCCGGGAAAGGAATTCAGGCGGAGGAAGACGAAGAAGACGGAGAAAACGGAAATAAAATAAAAACATGGAAAATCAGCGCCTTGATTGAGGACGCGAAAGAACCTTCCAACGGAGATTGTTCCCTGATTTACGAAGAAAAGGAAGACGGCGGGAACTCCGAAGGAAATCAGGAAGGAAATCAGGAAGGAAATCAGGAAGGAAATCAGGAAGGAAATCAGGAAGGAAATCAGGAAGGAAATCAGGGAGGAAATCAGGGAGGAAATCAGGGAGGGCAAGGCGAAAACAAGGGAGAACCTTACAAGCTGAAACTGTTATGTTCTTCAGACGGCTCGGTCAACATTAAGGATGAAGAAGGAAAACTGTCTTTGTCCGCCCAAAAAGTGGAACCTGGGGATGGCCTGGAATGGAAAAAGGACAAGGATCAGAACGGGAATGACATTGATACGCAGATTTTACAGATCAGGATTGATTCAACGGCGGTAGATTCACCCAAGCCGGGGGAATGGCCTGTAAAGTTGTCCGTCTCTCCTGAGGGATTGAAAGGGGAACTTGATTTAACGGTAGATACTGCGGTTCATGAATTGGGTGGAGGGGCGTCCGTGGGATTGTCCAATGCCACGGCGGGGGTATTGTCCCTTGTGGTCACTCCTGGGAACGCCGCGGAAGAATTGAGCTTTCGCGCCCCACTGCGGAAAAATGGGAAGTATGTTGTGCTTGATTATGTCAAGGATCCTCACACCCTGCCGGACGGCACGACTATTGCCTTGTATGACCGGAATGGACAGCTTGATCTTGAGGTCGATACGTCCAACACGACCGGCGGCGGGGACGGAGCCCTGATCAGCGATTCCTGGACAGCGTTGGCCTGCGACACTGACCACGCCTTACGCCTGCACCGGGACGAAAACGGACAAATCTATATCCAGCAGGGGCAATGGATTACAACATCCCAAATATATTCACCC